CAACCTCTACAAAGTAGACATCCCTGATGCCGACATAGATCGGATGCTGGATTGGGACAAGCCGCTGAGTGAGCAGTCAGACTCGATTCAGAAAGCGGCTTCGGAGGTGTTTGCACAAGAAACCGGCATTACTCCAGACCATGAAAATTATCAGGATATGGTTGATCTGATCTTAGGACAATTAGATTCAAAAACTGGAAAGGATTTATATCAATCACTTACATATAACGTAAGAAATTCCGCTATTGCGACTGGAAGAATAGCCGACACAACACTTGGTGCATCTCAAGCGGCGGCAAGTGCAAGTTTGAAAAAATTAGGAATCCCAGGGATTAAGTATTTAGATCAAGGGTCACGCGGAAAATACCATATCCAATTAACTTACAAAGGGGAGCCTTACGGAGAACCACTTGAGTTTTTGGCAAAAAATCAGGTTGATGAGGCTGTCAAGAAGTACCAAGAAAAAGGTTTTGGTACGGAAGTTTTAGACCTCGGAACCCGTAACTTCGTCGTATTCGACGAGGAACTGTTAAACCGCATTAACATCTTAGAGTAGGGGGATGTGCGGCTTTTTTATGGAAATTTGAATGGCAAAAAAACCAACTGACGAAGAACTACTAGCGAGAATCGGACAAGAGGTCACGGTCGCTCTTGGGAACGACGACGAGCTGTCCGACCAACGTCGCGAAGCGATGGACCGCTACTGGGGTCTGCCATACGGTAACGAGATCGAAGGTCGTAGCCAGGTCTGCACCACTGACACTCAGGACGTGATCGAGTGGATCAAGCCTTCGCTGGTACGCATCTTCGCCAGCACTGATCAGATCGTTAAGTTTCACCCGGAAGAAGAGACCGACATTCCCTACGCGGAACAGGCAACGGCTTATGTGAATTTCATCCTCACGCGAGACAATAACTGGTTCGACATCTTCACCACTTGGGTCACTGACGCGCTCCTTCAAAAGCTCGGCATAGTCAAAGTCTGGTGGGACGATAGCGACCCCCAGGATCGCGAGGAGTACCACGACCTGGATGAGATGGAATTCGATAAGCTCCTGGCCGATGATGAGGTCGAAGTCCTCGAGCACACCGAGAAAGAAAGCGAGCCGGTCATGGACCATACGGGAATGCTGCTGGAGTTGCCGCAGTTAACCCATGATTTAGCGATTACTAGGCATGAGAAAAAGGGCAGGGTTAAAATTGAAAACGTACCACCCGATGAGTTCCTCATTGACCGAGACGCCAAGTCCATCGCGGACGCCAGGTTCGTCTGTCACCGAGTGCGCAAGACGCTCACGGACATGCGCGAGCTGGGTTACGACGTTGACCCCGAGCGCCTGGGTAATGCTGCTGGTGATATTGCTGCCTTTAGTGCTGAGCGAAGCAGTCGTTACGAATTTGATCAATCCAGTCCCTACGGATTCGATGGCACTTCCGAAGAAGCTTTAAAAGAATTCTGGCTATACGAGAGCTACCTGAGAACCGACTACGACGGTGACGGCATCGCCGAGAAACGTCGCGTACTTAGTGTTGGTGATCAGATTTTAGAGAACGAACCAATAGACCGTTTCCCGTTCTGCTCAATAACGCCGATCAAGATACCGCATCGATTATTTGGCATGTCGGTTGCCGACCAGGTCGGCGATATTCAGCTCATAAAAACAACGCTGATGCGAAACCTCCTCGACTCAGCCTACCTGCAGAATAGCGGTCGTATGATGGTAGTCGAGGGCCAAGTCAATCTTGATGATCTTGTCACCAGCCGCCCAGGCGGCATAGTACGCACTCGAGCGCCTGGTGCGGTTACGCCTTTGCCGACACCACCGCTGCAGCCTTACGTGTTCGACATGTTGCAGTACATGGATCAGATACGAGAAGAGCGCAGCGGCATCGCTCGCATGTCTCAAGGTCTCGATGAGAACGCACTCACGTCGCATACGTCCGCAACTCAAGTCGCGCAGGTGATGACAGCGGCAGCGCAGCGTGTTGAGCTCATAGCTCGCCAGTTCGCCGAGACTGGTGTCAAAGACCTGATGTACGCAGTTTACGAGTTAGTGCAAAAGCACCAGGACAAAGAGCGTGTCATTCAGTTGCGTAATAAGTGGCTGCCCGTGCGCCCCGATATGTGGAAGGACAAGATGGATTGCGTCGTAGCTGTTGGCCTTGGTCACGGCAATCGAGATCAGCAGTTGATGCACCTGTCGCAGTTGATGCAGTTTGCCTCACAGGCGATGTCTGGTGGTCTGTCGATCGTTAACGAACAGAACCTGTACAACCTGGGCGCCGAGCTCATAAAGAACATGGGCTTTAAGGACGTTGAGTCGTTCTTGACGGACCCGAGTAAACAACAGCAGCAACAAGGTCCAGGCACACAAGAGCAGATGGCGCAACAGGAGATGTTGCTCAAGCAGGGCGAGCTCGAGGTCAAGATCGCCGAGACGCAGATCAAGCAGCAGAAGTTGCAGCTCGAGGCAGCGCAGAGTGAACAGGAGTTACAGCTAAAGGCCGCAGAGCTGAAACTTGAAGCTGAACAACATCGGCCAGTAGCAATCGGAGACACATAATGCCAAAGAAAACAAAAGGTGTAATGACGGATCGAGAAAAGAAAATAGCTGATTTAATGGGTATTAAAGGTGCAATGACTGATGAAGACGTAGAAGCCTTTTTGAAAATGAGTTTGAAAAAATCAAACAAACCCAAATGGCAAGATCGCTCCGCTTATCCCCCAAGAGGTCGTTAAAAATGACAACTGAAGAACAACGCGGTGATCACGCAAAAACCCTCCTCGAGGATTACATGCTCGACGAGGCATTCGAGGCTATTCGCGGTGAGATTCTTTCGGCATGGGAACATTCAGATTCAAGCGATGTTAGCGCCAGGGAGACCGCTTACATTTCGCTAAAACTTCTTTCGCGCCTTCGTATTTACTTCGAGAACGTTGTCACGACCGGAGAATTTAAGAAGGCAGAAAAAGGGGAAGCTCGATACAACTGAGCTTAAATCGAAACTAGCCCACAAGGATTGTGGGGCGGCCGTCTTCGGGCGGCTTTTTTCATGGAGTTTAAAACATGGCGGACACGCAAGCAGCACCCGTCCAGGCAGTAGATGTACCAGCGCCTGGTTCGTTGAAACAGGCAGAACAGGCATTGGTTGGTCTTTTGGACTCTCTCGAAGAGCAACCCGAACCGACCGAAGCCGAACCGACCGAAGAATTAGAGTCCACGGATGAGATTCCAGACGAAGATTCCCAGGCGGATTCTGAAGACGAAACCGAAGAGTTAGTCGAAGACGATCCCCAAGAGGACACCGACGACGACGAGCCCGAGGAAGAGTCAGCGGGTGACGAGGAAGACAGCGACCCCCTTTACCAAGTAAGGGTGGACGGAGAAGAACTCGAGGTAAATCTCGAGGAGCTGCTCAAGTCATATTCTCGGCAGTCAGATTACACCCGCAAAACCCAAGCTCTGTCTGAACAACAAAAGGATATCGATACCCTGACGCAACAGCATCAGGCCGAAATCCAGCAGATTCAGCAAGAGCGCCAGCAGTACATGGACTCTTTAACGCAGGTCATTGAGAACGCCAACCTAGACAAATTCAATGTTGACTGGGAGCGTTTGAAAGCCGAAGACCCTCTCGAGTACATAACCAAAAAGCAGGAGTTTGCTGACGCCAAAGAGAAAGTGCAGCAGTTGCAGCAACAGCAGCAGCAAGCCGCAACTCGCCAGCACCAGGCACAACAGGAACAACTGCAGCAGCATATGCGCTATGAGCATGAGCAGCTTGTCGAGAAACTCCCCGACTGGGGGGAACCCGAGAAGCAGACCAGGCTCGCCGGTGATATGCGGTCCTACTTATCGGACCAGGGTTATATGGCAGAAGAAATCGACGGCTTAATCGATCACCGGTCCTTCATCGTTGCCCACAAGGCAATGATGTACGACGCACTACAAAAGGCCGACCCTAAAGCTAAGAAGCTGAAGAATAAGCCTCGAGTGGTTCGTGGTGGGAAAGGAACGACCAAGGCCAAAGCTCAAAGAGATCGTGTGCAACAAAACAGAAACCGTCTCAAGCAAACGGGTCACGTCCGTGACGCAGCTCGTGCGCTCGAGGACTTCATATAAGATAGGAAACACATCTCATGGCAGTTCCAAGCAATACGCGCTTGACTCATAGCGCGATAGGCATGCGGGAAGATTTGTCGGGTGTCATCTATGACATCAGTCCGACCGATACCCCCATGCTTTCAAATATGGGTAGGGAAAGTTGCGATCACACGAAGTTCGAGTGGCAGACTGATGCACTCGCCGCGGCTGCAACTAACACGCACCTTGAGGGTGATGACTCGGCTGCGACAGCAGTAACCGAGACTACACGTCTGTTCAATTACACCAGCATCGCCAAAAAGGTGGTACAGGTGTCAGGCACCTCCAAGGCGATGGACTTTGCGGGTAAAAACAACAAAGGCGAGCTTGCATATCACATGTCCCGTCGTGCGCAAGAATTAAAGCGCGATATGGAAAAGATGATCTGCGACAACGTCGCCCAAGTTGCTGGTGGCTCGAGCACGAAGCGTGTCTCCGCTGGTCTACCTGCGTGGGTGGCTTCTAATTATCACACGTTGGGTACATCCTCTGCTGGCACTGCCAGTTCTGGGGATGGTTCAGATACCGCTACCAATGGCGGTACGGCAAATGCAATCACCGAGGCTGGCATTAAGACAGTCTTGCGCGAGTGCTTTGACAATGGTGGTTCACCCGACACAATGGTCGTCGGTGCTTTCAATAAACAAGCAATCTCTGCCCTCACGCAGAGCGTAGCTCCGTTGCGTGGTGACGCTGGTGGTAAACCGGCAACGGTGACTGCAGCGGTCGATATTTATGTTTCCGATTTTGGAAGCGTGAAGGTAATTAGCGACCGATTCAGCCGAGCTCGCGATGGCTGGTTTATGGACTTCGACTACTGGTCAATCTGTTACCTGCGCCCGTTTAAGCAGGAAAGCTTGGCGAAGACTGGTGACAGCGAGAAGCGTCATCTCGTCGTTGAGTGGGGCCTCAAGTCGAAGAACGAAAAATCCAGCGGATTTCTCGCTGATCTTTCCACATCGTAATCACTAAGTTGTAACCACGAAAGCGCCCCTTCGGGGGCGCTTTTTCTTTGGAAACTTTTATGGCGAAAACTCGTTTTTTTGATCAAACCCCAGCAACTACAACCTACTGGCATGATGAGCCTGACGGCACCATTACGCTTAACACGATCCAGGATGTTGAACCCGTGCTCGAGGCTAACAAGCGTCTTTTCAATGAGTACGGTGACAAGCGCACGCCTGGCAAGATGGGCGAATGGCACCTGGCAGCGTCAGTCCCGCAGAACGTATGGGATCGATGGTGTCTCGAGACGAATGGTGCGGTAAAGAAAGACAAAAAACTGCTCGCGAAATATCTGAACTCACCGGAGTTTAAATATTTCCGAACATCACCTATGGTATTTTGAAATGTACAGACCCCTTGGAACCACGCAATCGGTCGCCAGCGGCACCTC